CACTTTCTGGGCTTCCCGAAGCTCAGCCTTTTCTAACCGTTCTTGGTCACGCTTCGCGGCTTGTTGAGCACGGAAAATAGCATCCGACACTTTCTGGGCTTCCCGAAGCTCAGCCTTTTCTAACCGTTCTCGGTCCCGCTTCACTTTCTGGGCTTCCCGAAGCTCAGCCTTTTCTAACCGTTCTTGGTCACGCTTCGCGGCTTGTTGAGCACGGAAAATAGCATCCGACACTTTCTGGGCTTCCCGAAGCTCAGCCTTTTTTTGTTTCTCATCTGCCTTAGCCGCGCGCACGGGAAGCTCGCGTAACTGAGATGGGCGTAACACCTTTTTGAGCGCGGCGAAACTATCTCCGGTAATGTCCGCAGATATCCCCAGTGCCCCTAAATCTAGTTTAGCGGGCAGAATGCGTTGATACGAGGCTCCCCGGCCTACAGACAAAGGCGCGTTGGCCGAGTCGAGTCGGACGTACAAGGCGCGTAAAGCTTTCTGAGCGCTTTCAATCTGCTTGATATACGCCCTCAGTTTCTCCAGCTGTGCAGCTCCGCCTCGTGATGTCTGGATGCGCAGCACCCCCTCCTCAATCCCAAGGGGGTTGTTGAGTAGGTTCTCTAGGTTTTTCTTGGTGGAAGGGGTGACTTTGGTGGTAGATATCTTGTCAAGGATACGCTGGACGCCCGTCAACAGATTGACGGCAGCCGCTTGGCGGGCTTGGAGCGCCTTATCCACTGAGGCCCCGTTGAACTCAGCAGCTAACGCTTTATCCAACCCCTCAAGCTGTGCCTTAATGTCTTTCTTGAGTTTTGTAACCCTGCGCTTATCTAGAGTAGTGTTCGCTACTTGCAAAGGCAAATCCAGCGCCGCGACAGGGACATCCAATTTTTGGATCAGCGCCCCTACCAAGGTGTTCAGTTGTGCTTGAACGTCCTTGGTATTTTTTAACTCTCCGGGCTTTAGAATATAGTCGACAATTATCCCTAAATCGACATCAGCCATAGCGAACTCCTTTTGCTTTTGTATTCAGTCCTATAAACCCATTATACCCTTAATGTCGCTCGCGCTCATCCCGGTAATATTTATGGCGCCGGCTGTGGATGACACGCTGTCCTCATCCTTATACTTCCCGCCAAAGCCGTACAAGGTCGCCTCGTAGAGATAAAGATCATGCTCCTGTCGGTATTTTAAGAAGTCCTCGACAATCTGCGTAGTGACGGTGTGGTCGACGTTCTTGTATAAGTGCATAGCTTGCACGTAGTCCCACCCACAGGCCATCAAAAGCAGCTGGTCTCGTGATAGCCCTTGGTAGAATTTTCGCAGCGAAGCCCCTAGTAGCGTTGCGCTCCCTGATGATTTCTTACCTTCCTCTTCACTTTTCGGCTTTTGGCCGAAGTCTTGATTGAACCGAGCTAGAAAATAGGTGATTGCCTCTTGGTCGGGGTGACGGACACCACAACATTTACCCAAGATGGCAGGCACAGCTTCCTCCACCGGTAGGTGAGAAAGTCGGTCCAGCATGTCCAGAGCGAATAGCGGAACAGGGAATTTGAAGGTGGCTAATTCGAAGAACGAGTACATAAATCCTAGGATGCAGGCCTGTAAAAAAGGCCGCGCAAGGCGGCCTTCGAAAACAGATGACGCGGAATTACTGCTATATTGGGGGGGTGTATACCGCGCGAGAGGTCGCGGAATCAGGAACGTCGATAAGCTCGAAAGTGGGGCTTCTCGCGATTCTGTTGCGCATAGCGTACAGAGGGGATTGGGCGTTTCTGTACTCGATAGGGATCGGCTTAATGGCGGAGACCGCGAGATCGAAGGATGAAAATTCGGTAGGCGACACACTGCCGACTGAGCTCGGAGTTACAAAGACTTTCCAAAAATTCCATATCTGGATCAACCCTGTGGCTTGGTTGGTGACTAACACCTGCGCAGTGTATGGAACTGACATATTTTCGCCGATACCGCCTGGAACCACCCTAGGCACGTACAGGATAACCCTCTCCCCTGCCTCGAAGGCATTGGGGGTTGCCCCTGTGGAGACCCTTTCACTGAACTGGACGGTGAAGAGCGGATTCGATGCGCCTACGCCAGCAACTGTATTCATACTAATCTTCTCCGGATTATCCAGAGAGACCAGAACAACCAGATCGCCGGCAGTCAAACTTGTGGCTAAAGCGGCAGGTACAGATACGGTTGTATTAGCATCTTCCACGATCGCGTTAGTGGTGTCCACACTGCCGCGAACATAGTCCGAGGCAGCTCCAACACCCGGAATGCCGAGACCTAACGCCAGCATCAGGTTACGCCGGGAGGTTTCCCGGACTTTGGCGGTAAAGCCTGTAACCGCCTTAGTGGTCTGCTTAGCCGCAAGTTGTTGAGGCGCCCCAGTCAATAGTTCCGCTGTATCGACTTGCATGTCGAAGGTCACGGAATCCACCACTCCGATCGAATTATTAACGCCGAGTTTACCGGCTAACGAAAGCCCACCGATGCGCACTTCAGGTGCGTCGATGGTAAATTTAAGGGTTCTTGGTTCTGATAACGCCATGGTTCATCCTCCCTGGACGAAAAATAAAGAAAATCCGTAAGTTATATTCTACTGCTTATTTCATTGATTTCAAAGCTTGTTTAAACTGAACCCCCATATGCGCGGCGTATGGGCGAATTAAAGGGCGTAAGTCCTCAGCGTACGCGATACCGGCCGCGCGGCCGATTTTGTTTTCGATCTTTTTGACGACGTTAGTCCCCTGCGCGTTGTGGATAAACGCCAGCCGGATGAAGTCAAACGTTGCCGGTAATTTCGGGTAGTTTATGGTGTAGGAAAACTTGAAACTGCCGTCTCCGGGCTGGAGAGTACTGATCGGCTTCTTATAGTATGTCGATTTAGACGCCTTCTTTACCATCTTGTCGACCTCCGCGATGAAAGCCAGTTGCGCGGACAAGTGCGCATACTCACCGGCCGTGCCCCGCTTAGCGTAAAACATCTTCGACATGGGCCGCCTCCTGGCGTAGCGCACCGTTAACCCCTTCCAAGACACTGCAAACGAGACGGCTGTAAGGGAAGAGGGTTTTCCAGGCAAATATATAGGCATTCCAACGTCTATACGGGTTGCGACATCTTGCGTGCGGCCTCTGGGGTCTTTTGTCCGCACAATAGGTGCGTAGTTAACAGGCACTTGGCTATTCTGCACCAAAGATTGCGCTCCTTGAAGCGTAGCTGTGAAGTACCCTTTTGCCAGATTACTCACTTCCAAGCGTTTCGCCATGGCAAGCTTTAACATGTCCTCCTTCACCGACGGAGATTGTTTAATCTCGTCCAAAATACGTTGAGACAAGGCTTGTTTCGCGGTAGCCGACAGTTTCCCCGACGCCGTAAACGGCCGGAAGCCAGAGCTTCGGGTAACTTTAGGCAAGGGTACACCTCTGCCCGCTAAAGATGAACTGGTGCAGGTTCTGGCTAGATACTTGGTCAAATTCAGTCGGGGACGGCACCACCGCCGTGACAACGATCAGCCCGATACGGTTCTCAGAACGGACGGCGCCGCTGTAGTCGTAAACGTCAAAACCCGCGCCGATACGGAACATGTCCAGAAGTATGGACATATACTTCAGGCTAGCATATTGTGCCGGGTCGTCCCCTACACTTACGCCGGCTTGAAAACTGCCTTGGTAGAGAGGATCGCGCAGGGCCGGAGACACGCCAAGGAACCGGGAAATCAGCGTAGCATCTTTCGATTCCGCCTGGTCTGGAGACAGATACGCGCCGTCCAGATCGTAATACCCCATCGAATTAGCCAGAGCCAGGTCATTGAGGAGTTTGTCCAAAGTGGACTTGACTGATATAGTCCAAACAGCGCTCATCGTTATTTCGCCTTCCGGGTACTAATCGCCCGGCAATAGAGAAAGCCAGAAGCTTGGTAGACCTCTTGGATTTCATAGGAGAGGGTGCTTGTTGGGGTAATAACCGTGCCGATGTAAGATGTATCCACTGTCACTAGGGTAGGTAGAATGATGTTTTCCATCGAGAAGCCGATCGTTGGTGCAGACGACTGAGCAATGGATGCCGGCTCAAGATCGCAGAAAAAGGTTCCCTTACTGGTCGGGGTTACTTTGGCCTTCACTCCCGACGCGGACAAGGTGGGCGCGTTCGTGAACAACTCTATCAAAAACAATGCCTTCCGCAATAGCACCCCTTCACTATACGGAACTTCCCTCACGTCTCGTTTCCGATCTCCTAACAAGTAGACGGTAGAATCCGAGCCGACTTTAATTGCCAGTAGACTGCTCGGAAGAGGGGCGTCAGCCGAGGTTAGCAGCCCCCGAAACTTGTGCGCAGAGTCCGTATTCGCTAACGGGCGGCCACTGCCCAGTAAGGCCCCTTTTACCCCTGTATCCTCCCATACCGCGCCGTCCCACCCCAAAATTGGGGAGTTCAAAAAGCGATTGGCGGCGTGTCTGATGCTCATTAGCCGGTCACCGGGTCATAGCTCGGCGCCACCACGGAAAGAGGCACAATCGGAGCCGCCACATCCGCTGCCGCTACAGCCACTTGAAGGGCCTGCCGGTAGACGCCGGCCTGGGTGCGGGCGGCGTCGGCCAACTTCTGGAAGTCGACAGGAGTAAACCGGTCGAAAGCGTTTTTCCCGTCTGTCTCGCGCTGCTTAATTAGAAGCATTGCGTCGAGAAGCCTGGCGGCGGCAAAGTAGGTACACCACAGCACCAAGCAGTCCGAGTTGTTTTGGCCCTGTGCGGTAACGCCGGACGTACCGTCTGGGACGTACACATCTGCGTGGGTAGGCAGCCAGGTGAACAACTCTACCGACAAGATTCGCGGCAAGTCGCGGGCGGTGATGAACGCATCGCTAACATCGTCGGATGTTAGTCCGGCCGCTCCTAACACCTTATCCGAGTCTGTGTAGAGTATAGCGATCACAACCTAGCCCAGTTGCGTCATCAAACCAGCGTCAATTTGGCTCTGTATCCAGGAGGTAACCTCGGAAACTTCGACCGGTACTCCAGGAGTAAATCGCTGGCCGGTAAAAGGCTCGGCCAAGGCGTACTCCCCGTTGAGTTGAATAAACACGGACGTTTTAAGATTTTTCGGCGGAGTTGCTGCTTTTGTTTCAGTTGCTGCCATGTGTAGCTCCTAAATAACCAACACCCGGAGGTGCTGGTTTTGGTGAGGGGGTGTTTTACTAGGTGGTCAGAGTGAGTTTCTTCCAGCCGTCGTTGTTGGCCGTCAAGCGGGTCGACATCTCGGCGAAATCGAAACGCATTGCGGTTGACCGACGCATGACATACTGCTCGACTGCGGAGTAGCTGCCGCCTATATAGATCATCTTATGGATGGCTTTGCGGCTATCCAAGCCGATCAAGGTGTTGGCCCCTACAATCGAGGTGTCCACGATAAAGAAGTTGACCGTATCAGGGATACCAGGGTTGGCGGCAGCAGGGATGGAGGTCAAACGAGTGTCCCGCCCCGCGTCCGTAAAGATGGTTGGGCGGTCGGCGCGCTTCTCGATCGCCAGGTAAGTGTCGATATCGCAGATGACCCAGTCGATAGTCAGCTTGGTCCAGTCTTTGCGCAACCACTTCACCCAGGCCGCGTTGGTCATTACACCGTTGGCGGCAATCGTGCTGTCGTAAACCGTCACTTTCTCGCCGGTCAAAGCACTGATGCCCATATCGGTGTCGCCATTGATCATGGCCGCCAAATATTGGTTAATCAGGCCGATACGCTGGCCGATAACCTGTTGTTGCAGGGTCATACCTACCCAGTCGATGGCGGTGGCTTTGGATGCCTCATCGGTGATTTCAAAGCCAATCGACTTCGTTGGGATACGGTATGATCTATCGGACAAGCTGATAGACACCATCGTGACCGGTTCAGCACCCTGCGCAATCGGCTGGGCCAGGGAGGCCCGAGGAGCGGTCAGATTAACGATCGGCTGGTCGACACGAGGGGAGTCCGCAGATGAGGTCAAGGCCACCATGCGATTGTAGATGCCTTCGTAGGTGGTCCAGTCGTCCATCAATTGAGACTCAATCCACTGCAAAATTACCGCAGGGAATAATATGCGACCGGCAACGGTCAGCGCTTGGCTGCCGTCCGGACGCACCACTGCCATGGTAGGCCCGCCGTCCAGCACGTCGCTCATTCGCGAGGCGGCCAAGCCCCGGAGCTGGTCGCGTTTCAAGGCCAAGCCTGCGGTGGTCATCAGCTGTTGAAACGGGGTGCCGTATCTTTCGGTATCCGTGTCGTACTTGTTGTTGATCAGTTGAGCCAATGACATATTGGCGTCAAACGCCTCCTTGTACATTGTTACGTCCAGTTGGACATCCTGGCGATTACCGTGCCTGTCCAACACAAAGGTTTGTGCTGTGTTACTCATTTCGATATCCTTATCGTAAAGGGGTATAAAAAGGTGTGAGACTTATGCGGTTACAGTCTCTCCAAAAGAACGACACTACCGGCGGCACCGGTGCCGCTGATGATGCGAATACACCGCCAGAATTTGCGGGCAGGTGAGCCTGTCCTCACTTGCGCCGTAGGGCCTGTAGGCGTACTGGGGGCAGTGCCTGGATAGTTTGTCCATTGTTGGTTGCTGCCGGCGGTACCGAGAGCGAGTTGGGTGTCCGCCACTACATAGTCGCCTACAGCCATAGCAGTGCCGCCTTGGTTGGCGCCTACTACTGCCTGCTGCTGCCCTGCGATCTTGATGCCTCCGAAGGAATAGCCGTCGTTCACGGTAAATGGCTCAACTGAGTGTAGAAAACCGTCAATGTCGGAGCCGGCCATTGCCAACGCATGGGAGGCGGCGCCTAAACTCAGCGCTTTTCCAATGTCCGAGGGAGAGTGGTAAACATCCGAGCCAGTACCTAAGGCGTCCGAGATGATTACAGGGGTAGGTGCGGTTACTCCGCGAGCAAATGCTGTCATGATTAAGACCTCCGTGTCTTAAGGGTTATTTCTTGGTTGAGAAAGAATTCTGTTGTAACCGGGCAGGGTTAAGTCCAACCGCCGCTGCGTCTTTAGTGGTCTCATCTTCGGCCTGCACTGCGCTAACTCCCCCTACGCGGAACTTGGCCGAAAACGTGACGAGTGTCCTTTCATGCTGTGTCAGCAACGTCTCCGCAGGAAGTTCGGACATGTCCATCGGGGTGCCGCCCAGCGCGATCTGCATCTTCTGGATGCTAAGCCCTACCAGCTTTTTCATAGGTTCGTGCGTGGCTTGGAAGGCGGCAACCTTAGTGTTGGCTTCGTTCAGTTGTGTCGTCAATGCAAGGATTTCCTTATCCTTCTCCGACAAAGAAGTGCGCAGGAAGGCTACCAGCTCAGATTCTGGAGCCTTGGCCGGCTCGGCGTCAGATTCAGGAGCCTCGGTTGTAGGCGCTGGAGCTTCGGCAGGCGCTTCCGAAGCCGGCCGGGTGCCGTCAGACACAGTTTCGATCTCGTGCTGTTGTTCAATGCTCAGCACCGTTTCAACATCGGCGCCGGCCAAAATCGCGGCCTGTTGTTGAGCGGTCAGCCTAGGGGTGTTTTTATTAGCCATATAGTTGGTGTCCTTACCAGATTGGTTACGTTTATCAATTTCCTTTTGAACCGCCATAATCAGATCATCGAGAGAAGTCACACGGTCAATTAAGCCTGCATCCGCCGCTTTCTGGCCAACCCAGGTGCTTCCGTCCGCCCAGTTTTCCCAGACAAACTCAGGCGATAACTTCCTGTACTGGGCCACACGATCGGAGAACACGCGATGCAATATGTCGGAATGCTCCTGGAGCGATTGTCTAGCGGTGTCGTTAAGTTTTTCTACCGGAGTACCGAGGGCTTTCTTGTCCCCGGAACGAATGACCGTTGCTTTGATGCCGTCCTGTTTTAGCATCTCGGTGTAGTCTTTATGCACCGTAATAACGCCGATACTGCCCACAGTCGCCACTTCTCCTGCGTATAGTCTGCGACAGGCTGACATACCCCAGTATCCGGCCGATGTTGCCTGTCCGCCGGTGTACCCGTCGATCGGAAAACCCATGGCGGTAAACTGGCGGATTAAGTTGCCCATATCCGAGAGGCCGTTAGGGGTGCCTCCGGGGGTGTCCCAGTTGATAATGGCAGCTAGTGCGGAGGGGTTGACATACGCCTCGAATAAGGCACGGCGAATTTGGTTGTAGGAGGTGTCTCCACACCACCGGGAATACCAACTATCTTCGTTGGTGAGGGTGCCGGTTACGTCAATGACAGCTACGTTGCCAAACAACGTGAAATGTTCGGGGGGATCTGAATCCTCCATGGCGGAGGCCGAAATACTCCCGGCCAGTAGCGAAGCGTTTAAAGCCTCACGTCTGGCCAGGTACTCCGTATATGAAGAAAGGCTTCCGAGCCAAAGGGTTGTTTCCATGCTCTCAGCATCCTTGCCGATAAAGTTTCTTTAATTATCCGCCATCTAACAGATAAGATCAAATAGTTATTGTGTTCTGTGCGTCAGCAACTCGTACAGCCTATCAAGCCGCTCGGCCACGTATTTGAAGCCGTCATCAATCTTACGATAAACATCAGCCAGCGCTTTATCGTGATCCTCGCGCCCCACCATGTCCCGTTCAATGTCCGTGATCCGTTTACCATGTGCCCCTATCTTATGGAGCAGCATGGACACCCCGCCCATCAACGCGGCACCCAGCGCAGAAAGTGCGCCCCATACCCAGTCAATAACCTGCCCTTCAGGGATTTGAAGCATGTTGAGTCCTCATTCTTTATACGCCTTAGCCGCATCCATTACCGCAAACACATATTCTGCGTTGTTTCTGGGGTTAGGATCCCCGTCATTGTAGGCAGACACCACGCCAGCTATGCCGAAGCGTCTGTACAGTCGGCGGTACAGCAATACGAAATGCCTTACGCCGTACTCAACCCCTGTTCTGCCCTGCAGCTCTTGGAACCGTCCGCGAAAACCATACTCCCGCGCCACCGCCCCCATGACCTGCATCGGCCCCCATGACGTCATCTGTCCGTCAAACTCTTCGGCTGCGGTTGTTACGCCCGGCAGCCCGGTAAAGCCCCTAGGGAGGACTTGTTTCCTTGATCTTGATAAGGTGAACGGTCTGTTGTTGGTGACGTCCCATAACCACCGATACGCAGGCTCGTGACGTGTCCCCGCCCATCGGCCTGAATTTTCCCGTAAAGCGATCGCAATCAGGTACCGTGGTCTAAAGCCGTAACTACGAGACACCTCAACAATCGCGTCTTTCAAATCTTTTTGCATAACTCTATCCCTCATTGTGATTGTCCGCCTGCTTTCGTAGGCGCATTCCCTGTCAGGGCCCTCTTCGCGGGGTCGCCGCCGTTGGCCACTGCCCCCGGGTCCATTGCCTGTGGCAAACCTTTATAAAACATCGTCCCGGATAAAGCAGGCGCTCCCGGCGCCCGCATACCCGTACCCAACTTCTGCGCCGCCTCTTGATCCGTCAAAAATCCAAGAGACAACTGCTCCAATACCCTTGCTTGCTTCATCTGCTTAAACGCTTCCAGCTCATCATCAGGCCGGAGGTTGACAGGCTCATGCACGGCCTTCACATACCCTTCAAACCCGTAAAGGCGAAGAGCCAATGTCCATAGCCGGGACATAATCGACTCATTAGGCTTCTGGACGCCGTGGACGTGCTTCAAGAACAGTAACGACTCGGAGCTGGAGATATTCTGAGAGCCTGCCGACATCCGTTTACCGAGAATAGACGGCGGCGTGCGCAACGCGGTGGAAGCTTGACTGTCGACAATATCCATCAACGGACTATAATCCGCCGACGCGCCGATCTGGGAATCCAAGTAATCTACCTTCGCGGTATCCCACATAACCAGACCTGACTCAGGGTTCAGCCCCGAGATTTGAAGTTCCAATCCGCTGCGGATCGTCTCCATCCAATCCTTCAATTTATTGAAATCCCCTCTCGCCTCCACTGGTGCTGATTTCATCACCATTTCAGTATTGAGAGACACAACCAGCCGACTGTGGCCGGATCGCCGTACCGCCCGACGGATATCCTCCAACACCTCCGCGCTGAATACCGCCGCATTCAATGCGGACTCTAAGGGGGGTTTTGGATAGGCGATGGTCACGTCATGGTCAAGACGCGCGGAAAAGAAGGTAGGTATATCCAGCAGTACCGTGGCGCCTTGCAACTGCTGCCAAGGAATGATTTTATGAGCGATGCCGTTGCCTGTATCGACCTGGCTGATACGCCAACGCAATTTAGAAGGGGAGACCGGCTGGATGCGGAAGGGTAGTCGAGCTTTGTCCAACACCAGTTCAGCGGCGCAGGCCCCGGTCATCACTGTCTCGAATAACGAGACCTCAGACACCTCTTGCAATGGAATGCGGTCGTCATAGCCGTAAGAGTAGTCGCTCAGATAGTCCATGTTCGTTTGAACGCTTAACAACAACTGCGAACCCTCGTCGGATAGCTGGTGACTCATGTCATAGACTTCGTACCGGAGCGGCGTGTTCGCCAAGCGCACATACGACGTTACAGCCATCGAGAAGTCGCCTGATATTTTAACTAAGGCCCGCATCGCATCATAGGCATTAGCCGATGATCGGATAGACTGAATACTGGTGTTGAAGTAGAACGGGGCGGCGTCCGGCAACGGAATGTCAACCCCCCTATTGGTGGACAGGTCAACCGTTTGGATACCGACAACCAATTTGCGGGGCAGCACGAGAGGGGCATCAGCCCCTGTATGGGGTGTCGACTTTGCCTTTGAAGCGCGTTTAGGGGCAGTGGCCATTAGACATCCGTGTCAAATAGTTCGCTTTGCGGTAGTATACCAACATTTTTTGCTTCATGAAACCGCCCCGGCTCTAAGTTCATGGATCGCCGGCAGCGGCACCCATCCGGCGTAGTCCTCGTCTAAGAGATCATCCGCCATCGACAAGTAATTGGCGGCATGGAAAAAGTGATCGTCGCCCGATCTAACCCATATCGACTCCTGTTCTTTTTCCCCTCCCTGCCCTTCCTTCAAAACCCGATCAATTCGCTTCATCCCTTGTAAGTGTTTGCGGATGGTTTCGGTCTCGGGGAGTGATGGCCACTGAACTTCGCCGATATTAACTCGGTAGGCGATGCGGTTTAACGTCTTCGTTCTATGTGACCGCAACACCCAGTCTTTTTCGTCCAGCACAAACAACGGCAGCTTCTTATCAGACAACACATAGAAGTTTGGCAGCACCCAACCCTCCGGCCGGGCGCGTTGGATCGCCAGAATGGTTGGAGTATAAGGCAAGCTATCGCAGACCAGCTTCACTACACCGAATTGCTGTAGACGCAACAGCACTTTCTGCTTCAGGTCGTCATCCTCGTCCCCTTCCAGCCGTATCTGCTCCGCCCAAACCACATCAAGCTTACCGGTAGCGTAGTTGCGCTTCCCAATCAGCAACCATGATGTCCGGCCAACGTCCAGGCCGGCCACACACCCGCCCACGCCCAGCGCCTTCGCCATCTCCGGCTGCACCGGCTTGACCGTGGTGTTGGCAACCACCATTTCGTCCATAACCGAATTCGAGGCGTCGGAGTAAGCCAAGCCCAAGACGAAATTATGGAAGTGGTTGAAGTTGTTCTTGTAGTCGATCAACTTGTGCAGAATACTGACCGGGGTGTGGTAGTTTGGGAAGTCCAGCGGGCTTAGCCTCCACCCCTCCTGTGCCGTCACAGAGGGCCGTTCCGCCACCCACTCCCGGTGTTCCGGCCCAAGGTTCTCCTTAGTGACCTCCCGGTGACAGGACTCACACAACAGTTTAGCGCCGCTCAGCAAGCCTTTATCTCGCAAGCTTATCGCATTCAGATAGCGGAGATCAGCCATTGGCCGATCCCAGCCGGGGATGACGACGTGTTGCAGGAATTGAGGCCAGAAATAATGCCCGCAGTGTTTGCATTTGACCAGCCACTTAAACTGGTTCGACTCTGAATATAGAGCGTCCACCCCCACCCCGACCGCAGTCGGAGTGCTGAGCTTCCGCTTAATGCCTCTGGCTCCTGTCTCCGGGTCTTCAAAACGGCTATGCGTTAATCGCGACTCCGCCGTAGCCACATTCTCGGCGTTGCAAAAATCCAGCTCATCAATAACCAACAAATCAGTAGGAACAGAAATAACAGCCTTGCCATGCGTGCCTCCGGTGATAAGTTGGGAACTGCCGATTTGTTTGAAGGAGGAGGAGTCAGACCCGGGCATCAGGACAGATTTCAGGTACGGAGACGTGCGGATAATTGGGTCTATCCGGGACTTTGCTGCTCGCTGAGCCTCTCCGACCGTTGGCAGCAGGTACATGCAGACCACATCCTGCTCCACAGCCAAGAAACCCAAAGCCAGCCGCCCTATCGCCTCGGTCATCCCTATCTGTGAAGGCTTAATGACGACGGAGTTGTTGTGCCGGCTATCAATGATGGCCCGATGCGCCTCATGCCCCTTAAGCGAGTAAGGAGACCCTGCCAACCGGGTATGTTTCTCCAGCCAAAACGACAGCCTACCGAGCGAGGACTGCCGGTCTAAGGCGTCTTCCACTTGTTGTACGAATTCGGCGTAGAAATCGGACATCCTTGTCCTCGAAAGGGAGTTGGCTAAACATTCAACCGCTCTTTGAGCAGGCTTAGGAATTTTCGTTGCAGGGCCGGGTCCACTTCGCGTAGCGTTTCAATCAGCCCCTGCTGCAACGTCCGTATGCGATCCTGGCTGTAGACTTTATCCAAGATGCCGGTGAGGGTTTTAAGCAGCGAAGTGGCTGCCGAGAGCGATTCTTTCGCCTCGCGGATGTCAATTCGGGCGCCATCGGTAGGGAGAGCTTGATTTCGGAGAAATCGCGCGGCCTTTATTTGGTCGATGACCTCTTGGTGTAGGTCAAAATCCTCCTTCCCGTCAACACGATCAGGAGAATCCGAGGAAAAATTCTCTTGAAGGTACTGTCTTACAGGTTTAGGGAGGAAACTTTTGCGTTTTACCAGAAACTCCGCCAATTCCATTGGCGGAACTCCAACCGCAGTGTCTTCGAAAGCCATAATCCGTGGCCTTACAAGGTTAGAGAGGGTACATCCGTGTCCCCGCGTCCTTGCGGGAGGTGCTGCAAGGCCGATCCTGGCCTCCATCGGGGCGCATGATAAGGCAGAACTGGAGGGAGTGTATAGGTAGTTAGGTGGGTTTGGGTGTTAGGTTGGGTATAAGGGGGCCATTAGTTGGTCGACACCCCCTTCATACCACGTCACAGACTCTTTAAGGGGGGGGGCGATCCAGGCGTCGACAGCTCTTTAGTTGTTATTAATAAAGACCGAGCCGACAACACGGCAATCGCTACCGACCTGCAATTTCCCTGTCAACGGGGTTGCGCTGGCTACGCCCGGGGTATACCAGGTGGATGAGTTAGCGAGACTGGCGGAGTTGCTGGGGACGTTGACCGTGCAGCGCAGGACACAGGTTAAGTTGAAGTGTGCCCGCCAGGTACCGGCTAGGTCGGCTTGGGCGCAGGTGGCGGCTATAAAGGTAAGGGCGGCTAGCGCGAGCCTAAGTTTCATGGGTTGGGCTTTTTGTGGATATGTTTAACTTCATGGTAACGAGGGTGGTTCGGATCGAGCAGGTGCTTAGGGAACAGGTCTGGACGTTCTTTGAAGCGGCGTTTTAGTTCTTCGAGGGAGGTTAGGTGGTGGCGTTTGGCGGCCCTATTCATTGCTTGATGGGTTACGCCTAAATAGTGGCACCACTCCCCGGCGGTTAAGTCTAGGCCATTGATGGGGAAACTTCCTTGGTTCGGTTTAACCGCATAGGCCAGTTCGTCGGGAGCGGCGTTGGGGTTTCGGCGGAGGCGCGAATAGTACGTTTCATACGGCAACCCCAGCTCCTTAGCCTTTGCTCGTATAGATGTCGTTGGGGGCATGTGAATACTCCTCGTGATAGATATGCTCAGCAATATTATATCTGTAGATATAAACAATGCAACATGGGATGGGGTTTTGTAAAAAATTCTGGGAGGGGCCTATTTGCCCGCCACCGCCCCACGCTGTAACTGGGATGGCCGGGGTTATCTGCAGCAAGCCACCCCAACCCCCCCCGCATTTTGAAGCGAGATTGTGAATACTGAAAAAGTGACAAAATTTGTCAGTCTGTTTTTACGAATAAATACAATGAGTTATATTTGTTACTTGTTATAACTTATTGAAATATATACAAAATATAAAACGTCACATTGTGACAAATATTGTCACATAAAAGCGGCTTACTTTATATGTAAGTAGTTGATAAATAATAACTTTATGATTTGGCATAGTTGCTGCTATTATATTTGTGTCAGCAGAGTTCAAATGCCCGTACTGACACGCTCTTTAACAGTTAATCGCACTTAGCATTATACAAATGCAACATTGCTAAAATGGCCGCTTATGTGGTCACGGGAAAAGTG